GGTCCTTCTAATGTTGTGCTGAATGCCGTGAAGTTGATCACCTATGTGGGCCTTTCCTATGAGTTAGAGGAAGATTCGATTATCGCCGTTCTGCCTCTGATCAAGGACGACATCGTCAAGGCCCTGGCCCGTGCCCAGGATAACGCCGCAGTTAACGGTGATGACTCTGAGACCCATATGGACTCCGATGTTACCGATCCCGAGGACGTGCGCAAGGCCTGGAAAGGCTACCGTAAGCTGGCAATTACTGCGGCCAAGGTTGACTGCGCTGGTTCCATTAGCGACGCCAAACTGCGTGCCGTAAGGAAGGCTATGGGCAAGTACGGTGTAGATCAGAATGAGCTGGCCTGGGTAGTTGGCATCTCCGGCTACAATCAGATGTTAAGCCTTTCTGAAGTAATCACCGTTGATAAGTATGGCCCTAACGCCACAGTCCTTACTGGAGAACTGGCAAAGTTCGACGGCATTCCCATAGTCGTTTCGGAATATGTCAGGGAAGACCTGGACGCTACTGGTGTCCATGGTGCATCTGGCAATACCAAGACTATTGTCCTGTTAGTGCGTAAGGACGGGTTCTTCTTTGGCGACCGTCGGGATGTGCTTATTGAGACCGACAGAAATATCAAGATTCAGACCACCGACCTCGTGGCCTCACAGCGTGTGGCCTTTATGCCCCGCCTGCCTTCCACTGATGCCATCGTTGGCCTGCTCTACGATATCACGCCATAGGGGGTTCTGAAATGACTTGGACGGATACTAAGGATATCAGAAATTCACTTGACCTCCAGGAGCTCAGTGGCAAAAAGAATTTGGCGGACTATGTTGATGAAATCCAGACTGCCGTAGATGGTAAGGCCCTTAAGGCCCAGGCAAACCATATTACCGATCTTGGAGCCGTCAGTTTCGAGGAGACCTATACGCAGGCTACGGTACAAGGCGCCTACGATAATATCAAAACTGCCCTAAATGCCATTCTGGTCGCCTTGGAGACTGCTGGCATTTTGAAGACGAGCTAAATTTTTCTGAGATGAGGGGGAGGTTTACCTCCCCCTCGGAGGATAAAAAAAATAATGCGCATTCGATTTACTGCAGGAACAATGACCGAATATCACAGCCTGGAGTTGAACTGTATTGCTCCAGGAGTTTATGAGGTAAGTGAGGAGAAGGCGGCCCAGGTCCTGCGTGATTTTCCCCGTGATTTTGAAAAAGAAGTACCGGATCAACCCAAAACCAAGCAGAAGAAGAAATGAGCTATTTGAGTCTGGAGGAAGCAAAAACTTTTTTATTTCCCCGTGGCAGTGCCCCTGCAGATTTAGATGCCTTTATCCTTGCCGAGCTGGCTGCGGTGGACAATATCATCGAAGCTAAGTGCGGGAGGGTCTTTACTATCGGCACAGCGAGCGAGATTCGCTATTTTGATGGGGCGGGAAAAGATTTCCTTTGCCCCGATGACCTGCTCACTATCACGAAATTGGAATATTGCTCGGATTCTACCTGGACAGAAATTCCCAGCGGAGACTATGTCCTTTATCCTTACAATTCTTCACCTAAGCTCAGAATCTATCTTCTTGAGGATGCCCTTATTTCCTGTTTCCCGGAAGGTGCCAGGAATGTGCGGATAACGGGGACCTGGGGATGGCCTGAAGTGCCAGAAACGATTAAGGATGTGGCAAAGCAAATTCTTCTAAAATTGCTCCTGCGGGCGGAGCAGTTCCGATCCATCTATTACAAGGACAATCTGGCAGCCGAGGGCATTCCGCAGCCACAACCCTCAACCACTATCTGGGATGAGAACTTAGAGGCGCTCATTGAACCCTTTATAAAGAAAAACTGGGATTTGCTGTGAATTTCACGGTTAAGGTTGACCCTCAATCTCCTGGCCTGCGTCTGGTGGAAGAGATGGCCAATAAGATGAAGAACCTGCGCCCTTTAATGGCAAAAATTGCCACCCTGATGCTCTCCATTGTCAGGCGCAACTTTCAGGTTGGAGGAAGACCGGCCTGGCCTGCACGCAGGGATACTCAGAAGCACAGGCTTTTATGGAAGACGGGAAGACTGATCGGTTCACTCCATCAGGAAGCCGATGCCACACACGCCGAGGTTTTCACTAATGTGGAGTATGCCGCCGTGCACCAGTTCGGCCATAGCTTTCCCCCAAGGGAAATAAGGCCCGTGAGGAAGCGGGCTTTATTCTGGCCCGGAGCGGAGCATCCTGTCAAAAAGGTGAATTGGCCGGGAGCAAAAGTGCCGGCCCGTCCCTTTATGGTGATCCCTGATGAGGAAATGCCCACTTTAGAAGAGGTGGCTAAGGAGTACCTGGAGAAATGAGCGAGATTATAAGCATTGCCGAAAAAATCATTACCCTGCTATCCGCTGGTCTGACCAGCGTAGAAGTACGCTATGGTCTGGCTTCCTCCACGGGCGTGATTACGGCGCCTAAGGCTGTGGGAGTCTGCGTGCTTTCTAAAAAGGAAGGGGCCCTGGCCGTAGGGGCCAATGAGCAGGACATCATATACCAAATCTGGGCTTATGCCAAACCTTCGCCCCCTACGACTCCGGCCGATGCCGAAAAGGAAGTCATTGCCTTAATGGAGCAGGTGGAGGACGTGCTGAGGGCCAACCCTCACCTGGACAATTTAGTGCTGGATAGTGAGCTATCTGAGACCAATTACAACTATGAAGAAATTCAGGCGGGGATTTATGCCGCCACGGCAGTTCTGAATTTAACAGTTGCGAGGTTAAAGAACCTATGAGCAAAGAAAAGAAAAAAGTTTTTCTCTGGACGGGCGGAGATCTCATGGAAATCGCTGGGGTAAAGGGAGTATGGATTCCCAATCAACCCCGCTATGAAAGTGAATTTACCAGCGAGGAAATTAAGGCTCTCCTGAACTGTCCAGGAATCAAGGAAATAAAATCTGAAGTAGAGGGGGGAAAATAAATGCCTGTTGCAACGCAAAACTTGGGTCAGTACGCCACCTGGGGAATAGGAAAAGAGACTACTCCGGGAACGGCAGTTGCGCCCACCGTTTTTTACAAAGTCAATAATTTTAAGGCTGCTTATGGCGAAGATAAAATAACTCCTGACACGGTTGGCGGATCAACGACCGCTTCGGGGCGAGCTCTGGCAATGGTTCTACCGGGGAAGAAAGCCTACAACTTTGATGTAGTTTCTATGATTTGGATCCCTGGATTTGGAAATATCCTGAAGGCGGCACTGGGTTCCGTAAGCACAGTTGGATCCTCTGATCCTTATACACACACCTTTACGGGGGAGTCCACGGGGCTGCTTCCCTCATACACCATGGAGAGTAAGGTAAGCGACATTGTCTACCGTATGGCCGGATGCCATCTGAACTCCTTGGAGATCGCCTGTGTGGCAGGAGGAGTCGCCACTTGGAACACGAGTTGGAGGGCTATCACCGAGGCCACAGCTACAGCCGCCTCAGCCAGTTTCCCCGCTGATCTGCCCCTGACCTGGGACATGTTCACCTTCAAGGTAGATGATACAGAGAATGTGGATATCGAGGGCTTCACCATCAGAGCCGAAAACAACCTTGATGTCTGGTATGCCGTGACCAATAATCCCCAGCGTCCCCTGGCACAGGGCCGTAGGGTTACCGGCTCCATAACTTTAGGCTTTACTGCAGATACCTGGCTGACCAAGATGACTGGAAATACTTCCTTTAAATTGGAAATTCTGGGCACCTACAGCGCTAACCGCACACTCACCATTACCATTCCCAAAGCCTACATCATGACCGATCCTCGACCGGAAATTCGGCCAGGCCGCCTTATTTCCACTGTTCCTTTTACCGCTGCCTATGATGCTACTGCTACGAATGACATCTCGATTGTCTTGAAGAATGGGGATGCAAGCTACTAATGACCAAGAAGGCTAAAAAGTTCGAGCTTATGGATGGGGAATGGGTGGAAATCTGGAAGCCCACTGAAGAGGATTATGCCGAGTTCAGAACTATGACCAATTCCCTGAAGGACGATGAGGGCGCCCTTAATGAGAGGATTAAGGAATTTCTTGTCCCGTATATTAAGGACTGGAGCTTCCCCGTTCCCGTTTCCACGGAAAGCATGAGAAAAGAAATTGACAACGAAAACCTTCAGTGTATTGTGCTTGCCTTCATGTCCATGGGGGCCGCCAGACAGGAACTCCTAAAAAAATTCGGGCTGCTCTGATTGCAGCCTCAATGGCCAATCAGGGCAGCTCCGTATTATTAGAACCCGACCCTGAGGTAGATCACTATCTGCGTTTATACCGGTTTATGAGAGATTATCATGTTCTTCCCAGGGAAGGTGGGGTTTTAGATCAGGATGCTGACCTTATCCACATTCTGGAATATATTGGCCAGGTTTTGAATGATTTAAAGGATCAAAATGCCTAAAGATGCCACAGTAAGGCTGCTATTCGGCGCTGATACCGCTCAGGCCGAAGCGGCACTTGGAAAATTAAAAACCCAGCTTGGAAATCTCGGCTCCACTCTGACTGCGGCCGGGGGAACGCTCACTGCCGCCTTTACCGCTCCCGTAGCCGGACTGATTAAATTGGCCTCCAGCTTTGATGAGGCTATGGACAAGATCAGAGCAGGCACGGGAGCAACGGGTCAGGCTCTGGCGAATTTGGGGGATGTTTTCCGCAAGGTTTATGCCGAAATGCCTCTGGCCACTTCTATTGAAAACGTTTCTACTGCTATCTCGGATCTGGCCACAAAAGCCGATCTTTCGGGAAAAGACCTGGAAAATGTTGCCAAGACTGTCCTGGAGCTTTCCCGCCTAACCGGAACCGATCTGAACTCCACTATTGACGCCTCTTCTAAACTATTCAAGAACTGGGGTGTTTCTGCCGGCGAGATGGTTTCTACCCTGGACTTTCTGTTCAAGGTTTCTCAGTCAACGGGTGTGGGCATTGACCAGTTGAATTCCAATATTGCCACTTACGGTTCCATGCTCAGAGAATATGGTTTCAATATCGAGGAAGCTGCAACCATGATCGGGGCCTTCTCCAAGCAGGGCATAGAGTTAGACAAGGTAATGATGAGCTTGCAGTATGCCCTGAAAACATTCGCCAAAGAAGGCGTATCTGATGCCGCAGGAGCCCTAAAATCTGTTATAGAGCAGATCAAAAATGCCGGGAGTGCTGCTGAAGCGAATGCCATTGCCATTCAGGTTTTTGGTCGTTCCGGGGTTTATATGGCTCAGCAGATCAGAGAGGGCCGGCTGGAATGGGATGCCCTGCTGAGATCCCTCCAGGGTAGTGGTGAAACAATCGATAAGGCGGCTAAAGATACACAATCATTTGCTGACCGACTTGACCTATTCAAGCGTATTGCGGCAGAAGCACTTGAGCCACTTGGCAATCGCCTGATAGATATAGCAGAACAACAACTACCTAAATTGATAGATGCCATAGCCGATATTACAAAATGGTGGGATAGCCTTGGTGAGAGCGGGCAGTCTGCCATTGCTAAAATAGCAATGGGCCTTGCTATTGGTGGTCCCCTGCTTGTGGGGCTGGGGATGCTTATCAATGCCCTGAAAACCATCCTCGGATTATTTGGCCTTCTTGTAGCAAATCCTATTGTTGCTGCTATATTAGCCATCGGGACAGCAGCTGGTATAGCTGCCGCTTCTATGAAAGAGCTCGCAAAAAGCTCTGATGAGGCAACCGAAGCAGAAAACAGGGCTATCAATGCTGCGTATAAAATACGTGCAGCCAGATTCCCTGCTGCACCTACAAGAGCGGTTGGAGAAACTCCATATATCAATCCAGCTGAACAATTGCCTTCGACACCTGCCTATCCTTCTCGCTATATTGCCTCAGAAGATATTTACAAGAAAAATCTGGAATACTTTGAAAAGTATGGCCAATCTCTCTTGGAAGTTCAAAAGGCATCGGAGGGGGCCGGTGGGGGTTTGGGTGATTTCACCGATTCTCTGGGCGGTGCCGGAGATGCCGCAA